GCAGAAATATTTGACACAGAATCTTCTGATAGAGCATTTGAAGAAGAAGTGATGTTATCAGGTTTTGGTAACGCACCAACTAAAGCTGAAGGTGCTGGAGTTAATTTTGACACAGCAAATGAGGTTTACACTGCACGTTATACGCATGAAACAATTGCATTGGCGTTTGCTTTAACGCAAGAAGCTATGGAAGATAACTTGTACGACAGATTAGGTGCAAGATATACAAGAGCGTTAGCTCGTTCTATGGCACACAGCAAACAAGTAAAAGCTGCGGCAACTTTGAACAATGCGTTTGACAGTTCATTCACAGGTGGTGATGGTAAGGAGCTTTGTGCAACTGATCACCCACTAGGTGGAGGTGGTACATTTAGAAATGAGCCAAGCACGGCTGCTGATCTAAATGAAACTTCATTAGAAAACGCTTTAATTGACATTTCAACATTTGTTGATGAGAGAAATATGATCATTGCACTACGTGGAATGAAACTTATTATCCCACCTCAATTACAATTTGTTGCTGATCGTTTATTAGAGTCAACTCTAAGACCAAGCACTTCTGATAATGATGTTAACGCTATTAAGAATATGGGTATGCTACCAGAAGGTTATGTAGTGAACCATTTCTTAACAGATACTGATGCATTTTTCATTAAAACAGATGCACCAAGAGGTTTCGTACATTTCGAAAGAGCACCTCTTGCAACATCAATGGAAGATGACTTCACAACTGGTAACATGAGGTTTAAAGCTAGAGAAAGATATTCATTTGGATTTTCTGATCCAAGATGTGTATTTGGATCACCAGGTGCTTAAATAAACCGAACAATTGTTAAAGGCGACTTTACAAGTCGCCTTTTTTTTTATATTCTTAAAAAAAACCTTAACTGCATGATGCAGACAAGCCAAGATAAGGAGAATTTACATGGCAAACACAACTTTTTCGAGTACCATTCGATCAAAGAGTGGTTTTAAAGTAATAAATGAAAATAGCACTACTGGTGCTATAACAGAAACTGGTTTTTCAGTTAATTCAACTGGACAGTTAATTTCAATGGGTACAAGAAAAATTCAAACATTTGCTATAAGTTTAGCTGATACAAATGCAGCAGGTACAACTTATGCAGACAATGACGTTCTTGTAGAATTAGGTGAACTAAATACAGATCATCCAGATGCACTTGTCACAGCAAGTAAATTTTTTATTCACAAGGTAGTTTTGGGAATTACAACTGCTGCAGCAAGTGATGCTAATTCATTGGCTAACTTACAATTAAGTGCAACATCAGGTACAGCTACTAACACTGCTATATCTTCTGGTACAGAAATTGTGGGTGCTGGAGTTGCTTCATTTAATCCAAGAATTTCAGCAACAGATTCAGTAACAGAAGTAGACATTGATTTAGATGCTACTGCTGGAACATTTCATGTGTTTGAACCAAATATTAGTGCAGCAATTGCAAGTAAAAACTTATACTTAGGTGCAGGTTCTACTTGTGACACAGCTTTAACAGCTTTTAGGGGTACTCTCGAAATAGAATACTCAGTATACTAGGAGGGTAACATGGCTGATGCAGTAGCAAGTCAAACCATACAAGATGGCTTAAAAACGGCTGTTTTAAAATTCACTAACATAAGTGACGGCACAGGTGAAAGTGCCGTTACAAAAGTTGATGTGAGTGCTCTAGGAGGTGATGCAAGTGGACGTGCTTGTACAGACGCAACTATAGAAAAAATATGGTGGCAGTGTACAGGTATGAAAGTTAGTATTCTTTTTGATGCTACATCTGATGTGTTAGCAATACAGCTAGGTGAAAATCAATCTGGTTATCACGATTATACATCTTTTGGTGGATTATCAAACAATTCTGGTAGTGGTAAAACAGGTGATATAAAATTTACTACTGTTGGACATTCTAGTGCAGATACTTACACAATCATTATGCAAGTGAGAAAAGGATATTAATGTCTAAAAAATTACAAGGTGATATAAATGTTATTATTCAAAGATTAGATACTATTGAGAATAATCATCTTGCTCATTTACGTGAAGATATTAAATCTGTAAATCAAAAAATATGGGCGATAGTTATATTAGTTATCGCCCAATTATGCTCTTTAGTTTTAATTTTTTTGTCAAAAGCAATTTGAGGTAAAAATGGCAACATCAAGCTCAACGGATTTTGAATTAGCAGTCGATGACTACATTGAAGAAGCATTTGAAAGATGTGGCTTAGAAGTTAGAACAGGCTATGATTTAAAAACAGCTAAAAGATCATTAAACTTAATGTTAGCAGAATGGGCTAACAGAGGTTTAAATCAATGGACAATTGTTCAAAGAACACAGGCATTAACAGCAGATGATACTGAATATGATTTAGGTGCTGATGTTATTGATGTCTTGTCTCTTGTTATTAGAAGAAGTGGAACAGATTTTAATATGTCACGCATAAGTCGTGATACTTACTTATCTATACCAACTAAAACAACTACAGGTAGACCAACACAATATTTTCTTGATAGACAAATAACTCCAAATCTTAAAATTTGGCCCGCACCTGAAAACAGTACAGACGTTATACATTATGATGCTCTTACTAGAATACAAGATGCTGACACGATGCAGAACACTGTAGAAATACCTTTTAGATTCTATCCATGTCTATCAGCAGGTCTTGCTTATTACATATCTTTAAAACGTGCACCCGATAGAATACAACTTTTGAAAAATATTTATGAAGAAGAATTTGATAGAGCAATGGCAGAGGATAGAGACAGATCCTCTTTTACTATCGCTCCAAGTTTAGATTATTATAAGGTCTGATAATGTCAAAATATGCAAATCCAAGTAACTCATATGTAATATCAGATCGTTCAGGATTTCGCTATCGTGCTAAAGATACAAGAAAAGAATGGAATGGATTGCGTGTAGGTAAAGATGAGTATGAAGATAAACATCCACAACTCGATCCTAGACCTAAGAAAGCAGATGCAGAGGCTTTACGTGATGCAAGACCTGAAAGAACAGAACCATCTATAGAAGTTTTATTAGGACTAAATCCTTTTAAGACAGGTAGTTCTGGAAGTAGTACAGTAACTGTAACAGAAATAAGTCATGGTAGATCTGTATCAAATACAGTTAGATTTAGGAACGTAGTTTCTTTTGATGGTATAACAAAATCAGTAATGGAAGGTTCATCTGGCTTTACTATTGCTAGTGTTGTTGATACAAATAATTACACCATAACAGTTTCAGATACTGCAACTGTAGGATCAATAAGGGGTGGTGGCAAGATTGCTTCGGCAGGTCCTGTTACATTGGAGGCTTAATGAGTTTTACATTAACAGAATTAAAATCAACTATACAAGATTACTCTGAAAATACTGAAACAACTTTTGTTAATAATCTTAGAGAATTTATAAGAGCAGCAGAAAACAGAATATTTAAATCAGTTGATTTTGAAGTATTTCGTAAAAACGTAACAAGTGCAACAACATCATCAGATAGATTTTTATCTGTTCCTGATGATTATTTAGCTTCTTTTAGTTTGTCTTTAACAAATTCAAGTAATATAGAATTTTTGTTAGAAAAAGACGTAAACTTTATACAAGAGTATAATCCTAATAGCTCTACAACTGGTGTGCCTAAATATTATGCACGTTTTGATGTAACAAACTTTATATTAGCTCCAACACCAAATAGTAACTACTCTTTGGAATTACATTACTATTATAGACCAACAAGTTTAGCTGATAGTACAATTGAACTAACAGTTGCATCTTCTTCTAGTCTTGCTGTGAATGAAGTAATAACAGGTTCTTCTAGTGGTGCTACAGCCACAATAAAAAGTAAAAACGACACTACAAATAAATTAACTATTATTGTGCCTACTACAGCCTTCACGAGTGGTGAAACAGTTACTGGTGGTACAACTGGTGCTTCTTCTGCTATATCTGCTATATCAAGCGACACAACGACAACATGGTTAAGCACAAATGCAAGAAGTGCTTTATTATATGGATCACTTTATGAAAGTTATATTTTTATGAAAGGTGAACCAGATATTTTGACTTTATACGAAAAAAGATTTACTGAAGAACTAATGAGATTAAAAGATTTAGGTGAGGCTAGGGAAAATGCTGATGCTTATAGGCAAGGATTACCTAGAAGAGCAAGGACATAGGAGATAAATTATGGCAACCTCAAATGCAGCAACTAACTATTTAGAGAGAAGATTATTACATTTTTTATTTAAAAATAATTCTCTTAGTTTCTCAAGTCCAGGTGACAGTATATATGTTGGACTATGTACAGCAGTATCTGCGGCTGAAACAGGTTCAGTAACAGAAGCAAGTTTTGGTGGATATGCTAGACAACAGGTAGCAGCAGCAAGTTGGACAACAATAGGTGCTGACTCAACAGATACACAGACAGCAAAGAACACAAGTGCGATTGAGTTTCCTGCAAAAACAGACAGTGGCAACGTCACAATAACTCATGTGATTATCGCAGACGCAAGTTCAAGTGGTAACATACTGTTTGTTGGAGCTTTGGATGCAAGTAAGACATTAGCACAGAATGATATATTTAGAATTAACGCAACAAACTTGAGTATTGAGTTGAAGTAATGGCTTTAACAATAAAAGACAGAGTTAAGGAAACCACAACCACAACAGGTACAGGAACGTACACGCTTGCTGGTGCT